ATTCATGACAATTACTATTAAGCTCCATAGCGCTAATCCCCTTTACTTAACACTAATAACACATATATATAACTATATTTTACATCAATTTTTACAAACAATAAACTTCTATATCTTTCTAAAGATAGTTACATTTATCTATTTACAGGAAGATAAGTTATATGTTATAGTTGAGAAAAGAAAGGGGCGAAATCATGAGTATTATCGCATTTATCAATCAAAAAGGCGGCGTAGGCAAGTCTATTTTATCGTTTAATATTGGCGCGTATTTAGCGTCTATCGGAAAGAAAATATTATTTGTAGACCTTGACGCGCAAGCTACTTTAACAGATCTAACCATTCCTAATGAAGAATACCAATTATCTTTGAATGATGTACTATACAATAAAAGTATTAAAGTTAAAGACGCTATAGTACATACTGATAAGTACGATGTATTACCAAGTATTATTAATATGGCCAATATTGATAGTAAATTGAAGAAAGATAGTTTAGATAAAGTATTAGATCCATTACGGAGCCAATACGATTACATTATTTTAGATTGCCCGCCAGCGCTGGGAATGATGAATATTGCCGCTCTATATGCGACTGATAAAATCATTTCTGTAATTAAGCCGGACATAGTATCTACTAGAGGATTAACTCTACTCAATCAAACTATTATAAATGAAGTACCAGGAAAGACTATTAACGCCGTAATTATTAACCAGTACAAAAAACGTAAAATTTCTGAATTAACAGCTCAACTAATGAAACAAGAATATCCAGTATTGTTGGATACGCTTGTAAGAGATACTTCTGTACTATCCGAATCCGCTAGTATTTCACAATCTGTAGTAGACTATGCTAAGAATAGCAATGGTTACCAAGATATTGAAGACGTAACAAATGAATTATTAGCAAAGGGGATTATTTAAATGGCTAAACCAGGACTTTTAGACGAATTATCTAAAAATCAACAACGCATACAAAATACTATATCCAAGCAAGAAGCTGTTATCACTAAAGAAGAAAAGAAAAATAGCAATAAAGGCCGTAGAAGAAAATACGCCAGCAAAGATGAAATTAAGAATGTAAATGGCTACATGTACGAAGTCGATTATATTTTCTTATGTAACTTAACTTATACGCTAGGCAAAACTCAAATTTTTACAGTAAAAGAGTTGATCGAAGGGCTAAATAACTACATATCTTTAACAAAGAAAGATATTAGGGATATGGAATTTATGGGAAGTATGATAATGGGTAGAGATCCTTCACGTTGCGTAAAGGTTAATATCAAAATGGAAAAGAAAACCCATGATTTATATACTAAGCTCCGAAAAGGAAATAATTTAACTATTGCGGGATTCTTCGCAGCAGTCTTTGATTATTACCAGTTTAAATACCCGAATCTAAAACTAAAAGAAGATCCTTATTTAGACCAATTAGATTTAAAAATTGTTGCTATGAAGGGTAAGGCTAGATTTAGAAGTCATTAACCATTAATAATATTTTTTAATAAATCAACATAAATATACTTAATTTTTGATAACTTTATAACTAATTTTGTGTAACATCATACAGATAGTAGACCATCTTTTCTAAAAAGCCAGTTACTATCTGTATTTTTGCGTCTAAAATTACTTCCGATAGTTATATAGTTATCGGAAATTATAATTTATCGGTTATTTATAAGTGTTACATTGAATACCTTAGCTAAATAAGAAATGGCTTCCTTGTATGTAACATCTTGTAACATCATCACGCAATTTATAATATCGCTTCCATGCCCTTCGCCGTGGCTTTCACATTCCGGACTAAAACAATAGTATCGGTAGCCATGTTCTGCATTTCCAATAATATTAGCCGATTCGTTTGTATCGTCATGAAATACACATTCAAATAGACCTTGTTCCGGAACACCTAAAAAAGTAGCTAGATTTTTACGTTTAACTACGTCTTTAAATTGGTTATAGGTATAGACAGTAGCTTCTATATTATCTTTTAAATAAAAGACTTCTTTATTAGAAATTGCCTTAATTCGTTGGTTATCTACAGCTGTATTAATAATGGCTTTATGTTTTTGTACTTCCTTAATAGTCATAGGATAATTAGTAAGATATGTATTAGATGCTTGTTCTATATCTTCTTTTGCTTCGTCTAACTCTTTAACGAATGTATCAATATCGTATCTTACATAGTTAGCATCAAAGATAGATACTTCATATTCTGTATAGATCCCTTTCTTCCATATAGAACCAGGTAAGCGAAGTACGCGCGCTTTATCAGATACTGCTTTATCTGCAATTTTAAAATAAGATACTAATTTATCTTCTGCTGCTTGCCATTTTTCGCCGTCTTCGATAGCTTTAATAGACCATATGCAATGATAGCCATTTCTTGTATCTGTAATAACTGTAGGCACTAAAGGGAAACTATAAATAACTTCTAACATTGCTGCTTTACGTTTAGCCACTTCTTCCAGGCTATAATAGTTACCTTCTTCATCTTTTCCGGCGTCAATATCAATAAATACATTTCTAAATGTTTTAATATCGCTAGCTTTTCTTGTACCTGGCGTATGGGATTCATTAGCTAAGAAATACGTATTAATTGTATCACCAAAATTATAAATATCAGCTTCCTTATTGTTTAATACTAATTCATTAAAAATATCCATAGCGGAAACATCTTCTCTATTATTTAAAAGATAAGTATTCGCGTCTTCATGGTTATAATAGCCATATTGTCTATGGTATTCATCGGTAAACATAGCTATTGTAGTATCGTCTAATTTCTTATCAATGTCAGATTTAAATAACCAGTACGCAAGGGGCGTTATGCTGTAATTCAACTGCATTAATGCCGGGTTAATAAAGATTGCTTCGCACGTTACATCATTATTAGAGATCCATTTATCAAATTTAAATACATTGGCTTTTGTGCAGCGTTGCCAAAATTTTTTGAAACTACCTTTAGTAAAGCCTAATACTTCTTGTAGATTATCTTTAGTCATTGTGGATTGTCTTCTACTTTTAGCGTCATAATACTTCAATGTATTATCTGACTTAACATAATGGGGAATCACTTCAATAATCTTGATAAAGTCGCTTGCCGTCATTCCTCTATTTCTAAAGTCAAAAGCATAATCTATGCTTACTTTAGTATGAAATAGCTTAGGAGATTGTAAACGTCCTTCATCTGTAACAACTTTTCCGATTGATTGATAGTATTTATTTTTATTATCTGCATGAGTGAAAACTGTATTATTCATAATCCTTTATATATCCTTTCTAGTGCTTAAATTGTATATGCTTAACATCTGTTAAATACTCTATTGAATCTTCCCGTTTTCTTCTATCGTGTAGACCACGGGCAGTATAATAGCTGTATTCAGTACGATTTTTTCTATCCCTTTTGTTTTCGTCCTTAAAGTACAAGGCGTCTACAATACAATCGTATTCATATTTGTTAGATGCCTTAGATACAAATTCTAGTATTTCTTCTTCTGTATAGGCTTTATGAGATTGTAAAGAGTTAGCGAATTTAAGGACGTTAATTCTATTTGCCGTCATAATTAAAATTCCTTTCAAAATGAGTTAGTGCATTATGATATACGCCGTTTATCGTTGATTTTGTAACGCCTAACATAGCTGCTACTTCAGATTGTGTATAACCTTCAATGCATATCTTAGTGAGTACAAATTTATGGCGCGGTTTTAACTCATTCAATGCCTTTTCAATATCTATTAAATAAAAGACAATATCCAGGTTATTTACAGCGCTTTCCTTTAATTCTGCATATAATTTTAAAACTTTCGAAGAATCCATTTATTTATAGCCTTTCTAATCATATCTACAACTGCTTTAACAACTACATAGCCTATGTATAGGCTTAAAAGTGTGAATAGTAAGTTACTTACGATTTCCCATTCAATGACTGCTAATACAGCTAAAACAAAATATAATGTTTGTTTTGATTCAATTATTTTTCTTATCATCATTAACCGCCTTATACATTAATTCATGTGTATCTAATTTATATTCCCGTATTAAGATTCCTAGCCGTCTTAATTTCTCACGGCTAACTAACTTAATCACGCTTTGGAAGAATAATTTACCCTTGCCATACGTATTTGTTTTAATTGTCTTAACGCTGCTATTATTTTGAATGGATCTAGCGTATGCCCTAAGTGCTTGCCCGTCATAAATAAAACATCTATTCAGCTTAGGGAAAACACTAAATATAAAATCTGCTTCAGTAACGATAGACCAGCCAGGGGAATTTGTTGTTAAGTTACTAACCACTTCTAAACATTGATTAATACAAGTACTTGTATCAGTCTTAACTTCAATTAGTGGAAAGCTAGTTTTTAGAATTTCTTCTACATCGTCTAACCTTGACAACTCATAATCAGTAGTAAAATCTACATCAATAGACATAAAAGCCGGCGTATTACATTTATATAGCGTTACGCCTTCTTTTTTCTCTAAGAAATTTTTAACCCATTCTTCGCCTTTATCGCCTTGCTTTCTATCTTCATAGAAAGTATGTGTCAATTTTGAAGAGTTAATCGTGCTTACATTCATATTGCATATCCTTTACGTTAATACTTATCTTTTATTAAAAAGACAAGCGGAATAAAAATAATATGGTATCAAAAATACCTTTCACTATATTTATTACCGATAAAAAATACCTCTTAACGTAAAAAGTTTTCTGATATGCAAAATTAGTATAAAAAACTCTTCAATATAACTTTAATGCATAGCTAGATATTCATAACTTACAAAACGGCGTTATATGCTTTTTCTGTTTTTCGATGTATGCTTTGGCTTCAGATGATACTATATTTAATTGTTTGGATTCCTACATATATATAGTATCATATTAATCTATTTTTTAAAAGATAACAGCAATCATTCATTCACTTTTAAGCCGGTGTAAAGAAGTTATTTTTCAATGCTTAAAAGCAATGGTGCAGGGCAGAATTAGCTATCTTTTTATAAAAAGATTCTTCAATGACAATATTACGCCTGGGATTCAAAATTATCACAACAAGAATAAAATTTTTTTACGGCTGCAATTCTACATATCTTATATTAGTGTGAAATTGCAAGTTTTTTGACAAGAAATCCAGTATTTATCTATATTCATAGCCATTTTAGGTGGGAATAAATTGTTCCCACTTTGATTCAAAAAGGGAATAAATTGTTCCCATTACATTGTATGCAATTTAATTCAGAAGATTTATTCTTTTATTTGAAAGATAAAATATTCAAGATGCAGCACCAGTAGAACAGGAAGAGTATCATCAGCGCCGCGGCTAACACTTCTTTTAAGCTAGTCATTCCTAATTATATATAGTCAAAAGAATATATATATCAAATATCTTTTATTTAATAGAATAAATCCCGTACTTATGATATGACAAATACGCTTATATATTGAAGGCGATTAAACAACTTACACATTATTCATAATCCTTTACCTTAATTTCCTTCGAGTTTTAGCCAAAAAATAAACCTCCTTTTTTAATTTAAAACTACTCAGACAATTTCATAGGGTAAAAAAATAGCATACCTTCTATTAGTGTTTTCTCCTTTCTCTAATATTGGTATGCTACTTTTTTATCTAATCTAAAAATTATGATTCCAAAAAAACTGAAATTCTTTTACAACTCTAAAGAATGGCTTCAGCTATCAGACTATATACGAAAGAAATACTTTCACATATGCCAGGATTGCGGAAAACCTAATTCTAAAGAAGTACATCACGTCATACCAGTTACAGAATTAAATGTACATGATCCGACTATAACTTTAAATCCGGATAACCTAGTACTACTATGTAACGATTGTCATAACAAAAGACATAACAGATTTATACGTAACATATCACCAGCACAACGACGCAGTATACACTTCGATAGCATGGGTAACGTCGTATCCCTTACTGATGATAACCCTACTATATGATACTGGTACTGATAGCAATAATATCCCCCCTACCTACATACAAAAAACATTTTAACGAAAGACCGGCGCCCTCTTTTTCGCATAATAAAAGGGCTTTTTATTCGAAGGTGTAGTCTTTTTTTTAATAGATAATTATGAAATACAACTTTACAATTAACGAAATACCTAAAGAAACAGCTATAGAAATGATACAGAAGTACCATTATTCAAATACTTTACCAAAGATTAATAAATACTTCCTGGGCTGCTTTCTTGATACAGAATTAGTAGGCTGTATCACATTAGGATATGGAACAAGACCAAAACATACAATACAACTACTATTTGATAATCTTGATACATCTGATTATTTAGAGATAGGCAGAATGTGTATGATTGATTCCATGCCAAAAAATTCAGAATCTCAAATGCTAAAGGCTGCTATTAAATGGATAAAGAATAATATACCTATTAAAGTATTATTCACCTGGGCAGACGGAATGTTAGGTAAATGCGGTTATGTGTACCAGGCGTCTAATTTTATGTACGCCGGAAAATCTAATTCCGATATTTACTTATTTGACGGTTATAAGATTCACCCTAGACAAACAAGGGATTTATTTAAAAAAGATGATAATGATACTAGAATTTCTATCCGTCCTACAATCCAACAACAAAAAGATTATGGAATAGATCGATATAAAGGACATCAATTTAAGTATCTATATATCTTAGGCGGTCATAAAGATAAGAAAGAAATATTATCCCATGCATTATTTGATGCTGCACCATATCCAAAGGAAAAAGATTTAACCTGGCGGAAATACAATCTATCAAATAAGAAATGGGAATCTTCTAATATGCCACCTTACAAGACTGACTTTAGTCAAACAATCAACAAGAAAACACTTATTGAATTAATGAAGAAGAAATATAATGAAACAAAATAAATACACAGATATTTCTCTATTATTTAAAAGATTTGTTTATGAGATTGATTCCGTACATATTAATAATTCAGACCAGTATATATCTTTTATCTTTTTAAAAGAAGAAGATGCCTTAAAGGTCATGAATGATTTACGCTATGGAACAACTAAAACCATTTCTTTTACAATAGCAGATACATTATTTAAGGCGCACAGTTGCGCACTATATACATTATCCAATACCGATAATGCTACTGTATCTATTGCTTATGATTGGTTATCTTCAGAAAAGGTATAACACATGGCAGAAACTACTAGAGAAAAACAACTAAAAAAAGAAATTAACCGAATGAAGAAGATTTTTAAGCCGTTACTAGATGATACAGGTTACGCCGTAGCGCAAGGGCTAATAGATAACGCAGCCTTTATGTACGTTACACTTTTAAGCCTTCAACAAGATATTATAATTCATGGCTGTACGGAAGAGTATCAAAACGGCGCTAATCAATCCGGAATTAAGGAATCTTCAGCGGTAAAAGTCTATAACAATATGATTAGAAGTTACAATACAGTTATTAAAAACTTAATAGGATTGTTACCTTCAGAAAGACAATCAGATATAGAGGATTCTTTGACGGCTTTCCTAGCTAAGAAGTAGAGGTACATCATGAATTATATGCAGCAGTACCACAAAGAAATAAAAGCCGGAAGAATCGTTACATCTAAAAAAGTAGCTGCTGTATATGAATATCTAGTCTATCATTTAAAAGATAAACAATCTGAATACAAGTACGATAATAAAAAAGCCTTACACGTCATAGATTTTATTGAAACATTTTGTAAACATGGGGAAGGTAAATTATCCGGTAAACCATTTAAATTAGAATTATGGCAAAAAGCGTTATTATCTGCTTTATTTGGATTCGTACATAAAAAGACTGGATATAGGCAGTTTAGGGAATTAATTTTAATCGTAGCCCGTAAGAATGGTAAATCTGTTCTAGCTTCAGCTATTGCTTTATATCTTCTATATGCAGATAAAGAAGCCGGCGCACAACTCTATAGCGCAGCAACTAAGAAAGACCAGGCAAAAATTATATGGGATTCAGCTAAGAAGATGATTAATAAATCACCTCAATTAAAGCGCCATTCCAAAATATATATTAATGAAATCAAATGCGACATAGGCGAAGGCACTTTTAAGCCATTATCTTCAGAATCTAATACATTAGACGGCTTAAATGTACACGCTAGTTTTATAGATGAATTACACGCGATAAAAGACAAAAATCTATATGACGTTCTAGTAGACGGAATGTCAGCCAGGTTACAGCCATTATCTATAATAACTTCTACTTCCGGTATGATTCGAGATAATATCTATGATTTGAAATATGATGAGTGTACCCGAATTATTAATAGATTCCTAGAAAAAGATTATACAGATGTAACAGTTCTACCAATCGTTTATGAGTTAGATAACAGAAATGAAATAGATCACTACGAAAATTGGATTAAAGCGAATCCTAATTTAGGCGTATCAAAACAAATATCATACCTAGAACATAAAGTACAAGCAGCCAAAGAAGATAATAGATTATTGCCTAATCTTTTATGTAAAGACTTCAATATTCCAGTCAATGGCAATACTGCATACTTTGATATTGATACTATCATCAATAAAGATACATTCGATATGGAAGATATGCGAAATTGCTACTATGTAGGCGGTTGGGGTTTATCTCAACAAATAGATTTAACTTCTGCTTGTATGCTGTTCAAGAAAGCATCTAGCAACAAAATCTATATAAAATCCATGTATTTTATCCCGGAAGATAGACTAGCAGAATATGAAGCCAGGGATAACAAGCCATATACAGCCTGGTACAATCAAGGACTAATCAGACTTACCAAAGGTAAAAATATCAATAGTAATGATATTTTAGATTGGTACGTTGAAATGCAAGAAACATATGGCGTATTTCCATTTAAATATGGCTACGATACATGGGGTAGCGCACAATTAACAGAAGCCCTACAAATGCAATATGGCAAGGATATTTGCGAAGAAGTAAGACAAGGGAAGAAAACGCTTTCTATTCCTATGCAGCGTATCAAGAATGATATTGAAGATAAGCTAATTAACTACAATAACAATCCAATTACTATATGGAATCTTGCTTGCGTAGAAGCCGATACAGATATTAACGGCAATATACAGCCGTCTAAGAATCGGAATAAGAATGGTATTAGAATAGACGGCTTCGCCGCTATATTAAACGCCTATACCATTTATCTAAATAATCAAGAAGAATATTCTTATATGAATCTATCCTACTGATTTAATCTATTAATTAAAAGATAAGGAAACCTATTACATGGAAACAATATTTAATATTATGATATTTTGCATCGCAGCATATATTTTCTTTAACTATGTTTTTGTATGGCTAATACAAAGCCTAATTATTCTTACGGCTTTAGTTATGTATGTAGTCAAAGCTATTTATTCTTCTTTTAAAAAGAAGATAGGAAAGGTAAGTAAATAATGGAATTTAGAAATTTATTATCTACTATCTTTGGTAATAATCACGCACCAATTAATTTAGAAAATGCGCAGCTAATCAATTCTTTTAACAGCCTAATCACTAACTACAATTCAGAGATCTATAACGATTTAACAGTTAGGGCTTGCGTAGATACAATAGCTAGACATATTTCTAAATTAAAGCCGGTACATATTATCAAAGATGAAGACGGAAGACATTTACAGAATACAAAAATTAATGTCTTATTGGGTTCAAGACCTAATATTTATATGAGTACAAGCGACTTCCTGTATAAAATGACTAGCCAATTATTATACTATGGAAATTCATTTATCTATTTACAAAAAGATAATAAAGGTAGCATCATTGGCTTTTATCCTATTAACTTCGCTACTTGCGAATTAAAAGAAGTAGATAATTCCCTTTATCTAAAATTTAACTTCTATACCGGTAAAACTATCGCAGTACCTTATAGCGATATTATCCATATCAGAAGAAACTTTTCTTCCCATGATTTTTTAGGTCAAGACGCCTATCAGCCATTGAAAGAAACGCTAGTTAATCTTTTTAAAGCAAGACAAAGTATTTCTAACAAGGTAGAAAATTCCGGAAAGTTATCCGGCGTACTAAAAATTAAAGGTAACGTAGGACAAGAAAACTGGATAACACAAGCCAAACTATTTGCCAATAACTTTATGTCTTTCTCAAATGATACAGGCGGTATAGCTGCTGTAGATTCTAGTACAGACTTTGTACCTATTACTAATAAAGTAGAATCAGCAGAAGATGCACAATTAAAATACCTTCAATCAGAAGTATATTCTTACTTTGGCTTAACGGAATCTATTATAACTGGCAACTATACAGAAACAGAATGGCAAGCCTTCTATGAATCTATTATCGAAACTATCAAAATTCAATTATCTCAAGAATTTACAGCTAAGGTATTCACAGACCAGGAAAGACAATACGGCAATATCATCGACTTTAATTCTAATCGTCTTACTTATGCATCTACAGCTAATAAAGTATCTATGATTAAAGAATTAGGCGCTTTAGGGTTACTTACAACAAATGAAGCAAGAGAATTATTTGATCTATCGCCAGTAGAAGACGGGGATAAACGTTTAGTATCTCTTAACTACATTAACGCTGCTAAAGCCGATGAATACCAATTAAATAAAGAAAAGGAATGATATATATGTTAGAAATCAGAAGCGCAGAAGAATCTATTTTAGAAACAAAAGAAGATATGTTTATCGCCGGCTATGCCCTTGTATTTGATAGCCCTACACTAATTGGGGAACAAAACGGAATTAAATACTATGAAATCATCGAAAAAGAAGCCCTTGCTAATTGCGATTTAACAGATATTGTACTTCGCTATAATCACGATGATAAAACTCAATTATTAGCCCGTACATCAAATAATACGCTAACAGTTAAAGTAGACGATGTAGGCTTATATATTGAAGCTACTATCGCCAATACAACTACTGGACGTGATATTTACGAATTAATTAAGCGCGGCGATATTTCCAAAATGTCCTTTGGCTTCATCGTAGATAAAGATTCCTATAAAGGGAATATCCGTCATATCGAAGCTATTAAGACTATTAAAGATGTATCTGTAGTTGACTTCCCGGCGTATAGTGAAACAAATGTACAAACCATTTACAGAAACTTCGATAAAGCAAAAGAAGAAGCAGAAGCTAACCTATTAAAAGAAGCATTAAAAACCGTACTTTTAAGCTATTAATTCGCTTATATATTAGAAGGTTAATATCTATTTTTAGTGCTATTTGAAAGATAGCACTTTTATTATTATCTACTTATCTTTTTTTAAAAAGACGAAAGGTACATAATGGCACGAATTGATGAAATTAATGCCCGTAAAGTCGAAATCCGTAGTCTTATTGAATCCGCGGACATTGAAACTTTAAAAGCATTTCAGACAGAATTAGCAGATTTAAACACAGAAGTCGAAGAATTACGCGCGCGCGAAGAAATCGCTAAACAATTAGAAAAAAATAACAACTTAGGAAATCCAATTAATTTAAAGGAAAAAGAAGACATGAATACAACTAATCTTGAATCTATCGAATATCGTTCTGCATTTATGGAATATGTTACAAAAGGTACGGAAATCCCGGCAGAATTCCGTGCAGCTGCTACTTCTGTAACAGCAGATAATGGCGCTGTAATCCCTACAACAGTACTTAATGAAATCGTATTGAAATTGGAAGCATACGGCGATATTTTGCCACGAGTACGACGCGTATCTTATCCAGCGGGCGTAACTGTTCCAACTTCCGCTACACGTTTTGAAGCAGTATGGCAAAATGAAGACGCTAAAGGCGATTCCCAAAAAATGGTAACAGGTAGCCTAGTATTCGCCGCTTATCAACTTCGTTGTAACGCTGGCGTATCTTTCCAAATGGACGTAAGAAGTTTAGCCGCTTTTGAAGCTGCTTTAGTTAAAAATGTAGTAGACGCTATGGGTAAAGCTTTAGAAAAAGCTATTATTTCCGGTACTGGTACTGGTCAACCTTCCGGCATTACTACAGCTACTCCAG